ACACCTGAGACAAAGCACTGGCTGCCAACACAAGAGCGCAAATACTTGCCGGAGCCTGAAGAAGTTCCAAGCAACTTAATAATTAGATTATCAGGCAGCAAGGTTGACGGACCACGGTCCACGGCCTGGACTCACACCTCCACAGTGGTGACGAAGGGCGCGAGCTGCCCGGCCCCATCGCAGGGCGGCAAATGTCGCGAGTGTAGGGCATGCTGGACAAAATCAATTAAAAATGTAAGTTACGGCAAACATTAATGTACTATCACCCAAAATATTACGCGGAGCAGAGAGCTAAGAGAAAAAAGCTTCAAGCTGCAAGCTCCAAGCGCCAAGCTGAACCTAGTTCAGATCCTTCAAAAAATCTATCGAAGCTTCAAGCCCCAAGCGGCAAGCGTCAAGCTTAAAGCCGGAAGCTACAAGCTCCGTGATCCGTGAACCACGGAAAAGTTTCACGAGCCTCGGACCGAGGGCCTCGGCTAGGATAAATGTATTGCCAGGATGTCTCACGTGGAACGCAATTTGGTGTGCAGAGAAGCGGAGTTTGTTTCTCTTGGTTACTTTTAATTCTAATGTGAAAAAGGTGCCAGAAGTAGTATAGCCCAATAGATCAGGAGTGCCGAGAGAGCTAAGGTTTTCAACCCTTGTCCATGAAATGTCGGGTGATTTTTTCCGAAGTTTTTGATATAATTTTGCCTCTGGACCCATGTCTTTATCGAGGTTACAACCCCGTTCATTAGTAGTCTTTTTGTAGCTTGTCTGGTAGTATAATATTAGATGGTTTTTGAGTTTTTAAAACTAATCTATGAGCTGTATGTCCCGCATGACCAACAATAGGAGCAGCATTCTCATGCACTTCCATTCTTCTTATATCAAATAATTTACCATCAACTTCACAAAGGAGAATAGCATTCTTTATTGCATCCGAACCTTCAGTGAAGGAACTAAGAAACTGTTGTAAATCTTGTACTCGCATTAAAACTTTCTTTGCTTATTTAAATGTTCAATTTGCTCTGCCAACTTCTTATTATCATGTTTTACTTCTGTCAAATTTTTTGTTAACTCAACCACTTTAGTAGAAAGTTCTTCTACAATACGTTTATGACCCTCTAGCTGATTCTTATCTCTTACCCACTGAGATTCTTTTTGTTTCCACTCCCAGATATCTTTCTTATGCTGTTCAATTAACAACACCAAGTCGTCTGTCTCTTTTGCCTTCTCCCTTATAATATGTCTTCTAGAGGTATGTTCGTCTTCATAAGTGGCATCAGCAGCTCTTTCGAAATCATCTTTCATATTGACTTTATAGAGGAGTTACCTTAAATTGTCAACCATGGGAGTTTCAAAAAGATTAACTGAAATGCAAAAGCGCTTCTCTGAATACATAGTATTTGGTGGACCTGAAGGACCTGTATCACAGATGGAAGCAGCAAAGCTGGCTGGCTACAGCCATAAGAGAGCAAGACAAGAAGGATCAGAGCTTATGAATCCAAGACTGTCTCCGCTTGTAGCAAAATTTGTAGGTGAGTTAAAAGAAGAAAGACTTAAGAAATTTGAAGTTAATTATGAAACACACATAGCAGAACTAGATAGAATTAAACAAATGGCTTTGAAGAAAGGAAGCTTTTCCTCTGCTGTAAACGCTGAAACCAATCGTGGGAAAGCAGCAGGGTTATACATAGACAGAAAAATAATAAAACATGGGAAACTAGAAGAGCTAACAGAGGAACAACTAGAAGCCAAAATGAAGCAAATTTTAGACGACTACGCGCCTCTATTAGATTCAAAGATTGTGGAAGGGGATTCTGAAGAGCCACTTAAATCTTTACCATCTTCCTCACCCAAGCCCGAGGAATCATTGTCCGATCCCCAAAAGTAAAACTACCATCATCTTCTTTGTCGTATGATGCAAACATTTTAACTGAATCTTTATCTTTAGAAAATATCCAACCTTCATTAACAGGAGTAGCCAACTTCATCTTCTTGAAATCTGTTTCATTGGCCCAACCGGAATCGCTCACACAGTCAACCCACAACACCCTATACTTGGGAAATGGAATGGGATCTGAAATATTCTGGGATATATTAATTTTTCGCTTCTTTGGCATCCGAACTTATAACTCAAAATTCTGTATATGTATGGTAAAAAAATCAGAATTATTAGAATTTTGAATCGCCTCGCGCGCGGGCAATCTGAGATTGGACCTAAAGTGACAATATAATCTGTCACATGACACTTTTTATTTTGACAATTTGGCAATCATTATTGTTGTATACCAACACTAGTAAGCTAAAGTGACAGATTGACACTTTTTACTCAGTGTTTTTTTTAAAAACTTTTTATTTTTTTCCCATACATATATAGAATTCTTAACGCCTTCTTTTAGCCTTTTTTCAGCCATCTTTGCGCCGTGATCCATGATCCGTGAGCCGTGTTGCGTTTAGTTGATGGGTGCCGTTGCAATGTCAAGTGATCAGGGGCCAGAAACCCATCACAACGGCTAAAGGGCCCACCGGCCCCAAGAACAAATTGTTTCCGCCCCGTTCTCTAATTTTGTTCACTAATTACTCATCCGACATTGGACTATTAATAGGTTCCAATTCGTCCTGTAGTTTCTCTGATACTGTTTGTAACTTCTTCATTTCCCATTTGGTAATAATGTCACAAATCTCTTGGAATGGGTAGTTACGAGCAACCAGATCATTACGGTAATCTTTAATTTCTTTTAATAATTCTTTTGTTTCTTCGTTCATGATTTATCTTTTTCAAATTCACCTAGCAATTCGGTCATGTCCACCTTGGCTCGCTCTTTCTCATCGAAGATAAGATCGTTATAATGATCCAGTCTCTTAAGAAACTTGTGCTTCCAGGACCTCAATTGAGCCCCTTCTGCCTTGAATTCTTGGTAATATAGGTCAGGAGTACATACCATAATTACTCCTTGTTCAATATTAGAGCCATAATATGCATCGTGGGCCATGGCGTATGCTGCAATTTGTATATAATAATCCTCTATCCATTCTTCTTTCTTGGGTCTATTAGACTGTTTAAAGTCTACAATAGTCTCAAGACCATTATGCATACATACGAGATCAGTGCTCCCAGCATACAACCCAGGATAGTGTAGCATAACTTCACTGCCATAGTATTCGGAAACAGGTGCAAGACCCATTTCAATAATTTTTTTGGCCATGGGCTTCGCCTCGCATCCGATTGGCGTAAGATCATCGTAGCCAACTCGTGTGATATGAGACTCCAGGAATTTGTGCATGGCAGTCCCTCGCTTTGATGATAGATTCTTAATTGATTCTGCTTTTTCATGTCCAATTTTATTTTTCCAGGCAGTTAAATACGCCTGATTCTTTGTCTTTGCAAGAACTGTTGTGACGCTGGGTAGTCGCATACCCTGGAAGTCATAATACCGAGTTCCAGTATCAACATTCGTTACCTGTTTTCCTTGGATATAATTGTATTTATTAGATTTTTTTAATCCTCGTTTAAGCTTATCTAAATCGTTATATTCTTTTATGTCTTTGTCACTCATCATTTGCGACTCCTTCTTTAACTGGTATATTTTATCTTTGTTTGCACTATGCAATTCAAAATGTTCGTCTGTTAATTCTGTCATAATTTTTAAAGGGGACCGGAGGCCCCCTCATTTTTAAAATCCATCTTTTAAGATAGATATCCTTGTGTTGGGTTTTTTTAAGTTATGGTTATATGCTTTAACCATAGCCTCATTCCAATTTCTTTGATTTTGGCATTTGTCAAACTTCTTGGTATTATTTTCCAATTGTTTGTATCCCACTGTCAAAGAAAAATCTTCCACCACGGATACGCTCAACCATGCCTTGCAGAATTTAGCTATGTTAACAAGATTAGGTGCAAAAGCTTTAATCTTTAGAAGTTGGCTCGCTTGTCTTTGAGCTTTTTCTAAATTTTCAACTTTAAACTCACCCATCTTAAAAGCCTTAAGGCCTTTTCCTGCATTATGCATCAGGGGTTGTCCGTATAATAAGAATAGAATAATATCAAATTTAATGTTATACTCCACTTTAAATTTTAATATTTTTTTGTATTCCATGTGGTTCCAGTGATTAGTGTGGCTGTACGCCTTCAAATAATCTAAACTGGACCAAGATTTTTGTGATGTATTAATCATCAAAACATCTTTGATTGTAGTCTTGTGACTCACAAGATACATTACTGGAATACCAAGAAGTTTACAGCATCTGAATCGTCTTTGCCCATCTATTATTTCATTTTTCTCATTAATAATAATGGGTTGAAGCTGACCTCGATCTCTAATATTCTGTATTAGTTGGGCAACATGTTTATCACTGATGTCACGATTATCTTCCATGATTTTGAATTTATCGTAATTTCTGGTGTAGAATACCTCTGCGTTGATTTTTGAATCATCTTTTAATTCATCCATCCGAAATTGA